TGGATTAGCTATGGTTGATTTTCCTATTACCAATACTATCGGTAATCTGTATATTCCTGGTGGTGCTCCAACATCTACTACTGTTCAAGATCCAAATAACTACGTTAATTATCTGACTGGTCAGTTTGTAGTTACTTTTCCTTTTGCTCCTGGAGCAGGACAATCTATTAATAGCCAGACAGTGCCTCAGCAAGTTGCTCTTCCTCAAGCAATGTTATTTTTTGACGGGAACTTCGTTCTTAGACCAGTTCCAGATCAACCGTATCGTGTGCAATTTGAAGTCTATATTAGACCGACTGAATTACTCCAATCAGGACAAACTCCTGAGCTGCAAGAGTGGTGGCAGTACATTGCGTACGGCGCAGCTAAGAAGGTATTTGAAGATCGTATGGATCTAGAATCCGTACAAATGATTATGCCTGAATACAAGAAGCAAGAGAGCTTAATTTTAAGAAGAACTATTGTCCAACAAACAAGTCAGCGAACAGCAACTATATATGAAAATGACTCTGGTCATTCTGGTATATTCGGTGCAGGATTCGGCCAAGGCGGCGGACAATTCTAAAGGAGATACGTAATGGCATATAATCCAAATATTCCTCAGGCAACTGACGAATTAGCAGATTCACAATCAGACATTCTTGCAGACTTTCAAGAGATAGAAACCTGGGTTTCAGTAAATCACTACGACTTCGCTTCTCCTAATGAAGGAAAACATAAGTTCGTTACAATGCCAGAACAAACAGCATCTCCAGGAACTGCCCTTGATGAAATGGCTCTCTATACAAAAGCTGTTGCAGGCATTACTCAATTGTTCTTGCAGCGCGAAAATATTGCTCCCACTGGTGCAGATATCAATCTCACAAGCTTCTCTGCTGTGCTTGCTAATGGAGGAACTAATCTTCCTTCTGGCGTAATACTTAAATGGGGACAAGGAGCAACGGTAGCAGGAGTTCAGACAGTTACATTCACTACTGCATTTCCTACTGCATTACTTTCAGTACAAGTATCTCCTGCGGTATCTGCAGGTCCCGCTACTTATATAGGAGGTATTAATGTGAGTTCATATAGTGCTACTGCATTTAGTGTTGTTAATCAGACAGGCGGAGCACAAAATTATTGTTGGTTTGCTATAGGATATTAGTATGGCACAAATCGATCGTTTCATGATTGCACCTCTTAATACAGGATTGCAGACTGATTTAAAACCTTGGCTTATTCCCGATGATGCATTCCAGCAGATGATAGATGCATACATCTTTCGTGGTCGTGTCAGGAAACGATTTGGTGCTTCTCCGTTGAATCTTGCAGTTCCTGCTAATATTCAACAACTCTATACACGTCTACGAATGAATCTAGGAAATACTGATAATATTACTGGTAATGCTTCTTATACGGTTCCAGGAACGGTATACGCGGTAGGGCAAATGTTCTCTGTGGGACCAGGAACAGATATATTTACAGTCGTTAACCCGGGAACTCCGGCTGCTATGCTCACAACTGGTGCTGGAACGGGTACTTATAATACATCCACAGGCGCCGTAGTTATTACAGGCGCTACTCCTGGTACTCCTGTTTATTTCTATCCTTCTACTCCAGTAATGGGATTCGGTACCTACGAACAAGATAATCTCAATAATGAACCTCTATTTGCCTATGATACGCAGTTTGCTTATCAATATATGTATAATCAAGCTACTCCAGGATGGGAATGGTTATTCGGAGCTGCAGAGGTAGGAGCAAACCAATGGTCTTCCCAAGATTACCAGTTTATGTGGACATCTACATACCGTGGTTTATCCAACGCTGATTACTATGTTTTTGCTACAAACTATAATTATCCTCTTAATGCAATGAATACTGATTATGATTATCTCAGATATTATGATGGAACATTCTGGAACTACCTATATCCAGCCATAAATGGCCTACAGCGTATGCTTACCTGTAGAATGATACTTCCATTCAAGGATCGATTAATTGCTCTCAATGTAGTGGAATGGGAAGACGGAAGCGATATTGGAACTAGTAGTGCGGGAACTGGTAACTTTAGTGGAAATATTGCAGGATATGTTTATAAGCCGGGCCAGTTATTTATTATTGGAACCACCGTATTTTCTATTGTGAGTGACACTCCTGGTGCTCAAGCTATGGATGTTGAAACAGTCAATATCAATGGCAATAAAGCTACTGGAACTTTCGATGTAACTACCGGCAATGTAGTGATTACAGGAAACAATACCAATCCTAATCTTCCAGTATATTGGCTTCCTAATAGTATCCCTACGTATCTCGATTCAGAAGTGTATGTGAACCGCGTTAGATTCTCGCAAAACGGAGCTCCGGTTACTTCCAATGCATGGCTTGAAACATTAGCCGGAAGAGGCGGACGTCTTGATGCTCCAACTAAAGAACAGATTATAACTTCGGAATTCATCAAAGATAGACTCATTGTATATTTTGAGAAGAGTACTTGGGAATTAGTGTATACCGGTAATGAAATCCTTCCTTTTAGATGGCAGCAGATTAATACTGAGCTTGGTGCAGAGTCAACATTCTCATCTGTTCCCTTTGATAAGGTTGTTCTAGCAATAGGTGACGTCGGTATTCATGCGTGTAATGGTGCGAATGTAGAACGTATCGATAATAAAATACCCGATAATGTATTCGCTCTTTCCAATAATAATAATGGAGTAGAAAGAATATGGGGCATACGGGACTTCTATGTTGAACAAGTCTATTGGGCTATACCTACTATACAAGCTCTTAAATTCCCCAATAGAGTTCTTGTATACAACTATAAATCTGGAACTTGGGCATATAATGTCGATTCATTTACTGCTTTTGGTAATTATGATAATCAACCGAATGCTACTTGGGCAAATTACCCAATTGCATGGGATGATTCTGTAGAGACATGGCAAAGTGGAACACTTTATTCTAATGTCAGGCAAATAGTAGCAGGCAATCAAGAAGGTTTCACCTGTGTAATTCAGCCTGATTTATCTATTAACTCTATGATGTTACAGGTTACTAATATTACTTATTCTGGTGATATCGTAACCGTCGTAGCAATCAATCATAATCTATCTACTGAAGATACAGGTATTAATCCTATAGACTATATAATGATTGATTATGCAGATGGTATAACTGGAATCAATGGAATCATTGTGCCAGTATATCAGATTGTTACTGATAACTCCTTTAAGATCAAACTTTCTGGCGTATCCGGAGCATATACTGGTGGCGGTGTTATTATTCGCGTATCGAATATATCTATAACGTCAAAGCAATATAACTTTTATGTAGAAGATGGTGTTAACTCATTCATCAATAAGGTAGATTTCCAAGTTCAAAAGACTCCATCAGGCGCGATAACCGTAGATTATTCTGTATCTTCTTCTACAGAAACGCAACTCTATCAAGGTGGATCTACTGGAGCTTTATTGGGCAACGGTGTATTGGATACCGGTCCTTATGCATTGGTTCCTTTAGAGAATTCTCAAGAACGACTTTGGCATCCGATATATCCACAGGCAGAAGGTGAATTCATTCAGTTAACGATGTATTATACCGATGCTCAGATGAGAAATCCGGCGATATCACTGGTAGATTTCCAGCTTCATGCGATGATTTTCTATACTTCCAGAACTGGAAGACTCCAATAAAAAGAACGGTGAGATGCAGTATTCACATCCCACCGCCCTAAAAAAGGAGAGTAATCTCATTGCTACTGTAGCACTAAGATTTGATGTACTCAAGTACCACGTAACAAAGTGTATAAGAACTATAATCTATAGCAGTAGTGATATTCACATTCAAAGTATCAGCATTAAGAGTTATATTCTGATTCAAAGTTGAGCTGGCATAAGGCAATGGTATAAAACTAGTAGCACCAGTATTAGTCGCAGTAGCGTAAATGCGAGTGAATGAGTAGTTATTATTGATATTGATGTTGTGAGGTATGCTAGTAGTACCAGCGTTAGGAAGAATGCCAAAGTTAACCACCGTTCGAAATACCTGTCGGTACAACGGATTGCTTAATGGATTTTGTACCTCATTAGGATTGGGAAAATATAACTGACTGTTTAAGAATTCTTCTATGGAATAGTATCCAGTGTCTTTTAAGTTTAACGCTAGTGCTATGTTATTGATATTCTGATACAAGCGAACTAGCAATTCTTTAAAATCTTCTGAGTTAACATTAACCGAATATAATTGGCTTGTATCCCACACATTCGTGGTTGGAACGAACATCCCAGGATTAGCCTGATAATTGTAACTCGAATCTTGCATCACTTACCCTTTCTCTTTTTTAGTAAATATACTATATCATAGTAGGTGTACATAACTTTGTAACGATAAAATTTGGAGATAGTATGGCTAAAAAGAGTAATTATCAACCACCACAACCAAAGCCACCAAAAGATCCAAGAAAAGCATCAATTTGGCAATGGCTTCTTTCACCAGCCGGTGCTGCATTACATAATGCTACTCTTCCACCAATGAATCCTGCGGGTGCTAATGGCATTCCAGGTGGAGCTCCTGGATGGGGACCTCCTGCTGGTGGTGGCGGAACTCCTGGCGCTGGTGGACCCGGAATGACAAATGTAAATGGTATTGGTGTTCCTTCTAATATTGCTGATCGTAGTAGTTTCCAAAATACAGCATTTGGCACTCCTGCACATGCATCACAAATTCCTGCATATGTTCCTGAACAAGGCCAAGGATTCCAAACTCTTTTGCGGATGGCGCTTCAAGGATTAGGCAGTACCCAAGGAGGTTTTGCTCCAATAGCGCAGCAAGCCAGACAGCAATTTGGTGAACAAACTATTCCTTCTATTGCTGAACGATTCACTTCTATGGGCGGTGGTGGCGGAAGATCAAGTGCATTCGGTCAGCAGCTCGGCGCATCAGCAGCTAATTTAGAAACTGGTCTAGCAGCCTCTGAGGGACAATATAATCAGCAACAACAGAAAATATGGGCTATTCTAGCACAATTAGGACTTACTCCTCAGTTTGAAAGCCAATATAATGCACGACAACCAGGTCTTATTGAAGGTGGAGCTAAAGCAGCAGCGCAATCTCTTCCATACTTATTTTTCTAGGATAAAGGATTACTATGGCACAAATTATTAATGATCCTAGCCTTGGCGCTAGCCTTGGTGAATCATTCGGTACTGGATTAACGAATACTCTTAATCTTCTAGCTCAGCATAAAATAGAAGAATTAATGTACCAAAAAGGTATAAAACGAGCAGCTAAAGGATTCGAGCCATTATTTGGTAAGAAAGCTTCTGAGACGTTTGCTTCGTGGAGTCCTGATTTGCAAAAAGCAGCTCTTCAGAATCCAGGACTGATACAATTATTACTTGGCGGAGAATCAGAAGGAGAAGAGCAACAAGCTCAACCCCAACAATCGCCAATGATGTCTAGCTTGCAGAATATTCAAGGTCCAAACCAAGTTCAAGGACCTACTCCTCAACAGCAACAATTTCTGCATTCTCTTGCTAATCCTGAACTGTCTCCTAGATCGCAAAATCCTATATTTGGTCAACAACATCAGGCGCAGCAATTGCCTCAGCAACCAATTGCTCAACAACAAGTTCAGGCTGAACCTAATGTTGTCGGACAAGGACCAAAAGAAACTGCAATAGAAAAGAAAGCAAGATTGATAGCTGATGCATTTAAATCTACAGAACAGCGTAAGTTAGAATCCGAAGAAAGACGTTCCGCTTTTAAAGAAACTAAAGAAGAACGTCAAAAGATCCTAGAAGAAGGAAGATCCGCTAAGGAAACTCTTCGCGATCTTGATCGTATGGAAGAACTAAATAAAGAAGGAAAACTTGATACTCCTGGATATACAGAATTTCTTAAGAGATCTGGATTAGATATTCCCGCTCTAATGAATCCTGAAAGCCAAGAATTCCAAAAAATTGCTCAAAACTTTCTTCGCGATGCGAAGACGTATTTCGGTGGAAAAGTTTCTAATTTTGAAGTTGAGCAATTTTTAAAGACAATTCCATCATTATCTCAAAGCCCTGAAGGTCGTCAACGCGTAATAGCAGGTCTCAAGAATATAGCTAATGCTAAAAAAGCTTATGCGGATACTTACTTAGAAATATTCAACGAATCCAAAGGAGTTCCTCCCTTAGATGTTAATGAACAGATTTATGAAAGAGTTGATAAGAGACTTGATAAATTGTCAGAAAAATTTAGACAGGATTTATCTAAAGAAGTACCTAAAGGACAACATAAATTAATTACAGCTCTTCAGGCTGGAGCTGGATCAGCAGCTAAGATTGCGGCCCCTGCAATCGCCGGAGCTGCATTGGGATCAATAATACCAGGTGTCGGAACTGCCGCAGGTGGTGCAGCGGGTGGGCTCTATGGGCTTACTTCTCCATTTATTAGCAGATTTCTTAATTCCATGGGCCAGGAAGGTTAATAATTTATATATAAAACCTATAATAATAACTATTAAAGTTACAGGGCTATGTTGTCCAATATGACGCATAGTCCTTCCCATCCAATATCCTGCATAAAATAATGTTCCCCATATCAAAACAGGCATTATCAAAATGCATATAATCATAATCGAATCGTTCATAATTCCCTCCTAGGAATGTTATTCAGTCTTTTTATCTTTTACTCTTGATTTGCTCTTTAGTTCTTCCAGTCATGTATCGATGTCTGCATGAAGGTGAGCAGTATTTTGAGTTCTCATGTCTATATGGCTTTGTCCTATATTCTTTTTTGCATTCCAAGCATGTTTTTAGTTTTATCTCTTTTTTTGGAATGTAAAATTCTATATTTTTACGAACATGTTTATTCATCATATGATAAATAATATAACGAGATACATTCAATTCTTTTGCTATTTCTGTCGGTGTTTTACCTGATGTAAACATTTTAGCTATTTCAATAGCCTGCGCATCGCTTATTTTTGATCTTGGATTATTCTCTCCGCTTAGTTTTCTATCCCTATTCTTTTTCATTTTATCATCACTATTATCCTGATCAGTTCCTAACCATAGATGTTGAATTTTGACACAGTTTCTTACGTCACAATGATGTAAAACATGAAGTCCATCAGGTATCGGTCCATTATTTATAAACCATGAAAATCTATGAGCTATAATTTCATTATGATTATGAAAATGACCATAGCCCTTCTTGCCTAAACTTCCTGTAAATAATAGGCATTCTTCTTTTTCAATGAGAAGGTTAAGGAATCTTTGTTTATAATATTCAAGATCCTTCTTCTGGTTCTGAGGTCGCATTTTCCATTCTTTGTTTTCAATTTTCATTTCATTCATATTGGCTATCTTTTTTTATCTGTTCTGCCACGGCTCTCAAAATATAAGCTTTCATACTTATACCTTTAAAAGCAGCTCTTGCTTTTATTTCTGCATGCATAGCTATATCGCTGTCTAACAATATTCTCTTTAATTTTTGTTTCACTATTTCTCCTAGAAGTATACATGTACATTATACCACAATGTACATTGATTTCAAGTATAGATTGCTATTTCTGTTAAGGTGCTCGAGAATAAATAAAATTAATAATTTAATAGGAGAATAAAATGGCAATAAGAAACAGAACCGTTAATAGCGTAGCTTACGGATTTACAACGGCACTTCAAGACCTTTCGCCGTTGCCAATCGTGGCTTCTAGAGCTCCAATTGGGGCAGATTCAAGCCCAGTGGGCGCGCTCTGGTGCTGGCCAGCAAATGCCCAAGTATGGGTTAATGATGGTATTATTAATGGCGTATCTCAATGGTTATTGTTAACGACTTCTGGCGCAGCAGGTGTATTCAGTTCTCTTCTTGTTAATCCAGGCCCAGTTACCACTCAAGGAACTGGCGCAGTTAGTATATCTGGCGATGCAGTCGGTACTACTATTGGTCTCGGAGCAGGTGCGGGTGCTAAATTAATTACTATCGGTTCAGTTACTGGTGCGAGTTCATTAAGCCAATATGTAGGTTCTGGGAACTATATTCTTGATGGTGTAGCAGGATCAACATATACCATTGGTGCATCTACTACTACTGGTACAATTACTATCGGTGGGACTGCTCAAACTGGGGCTATCACAATTGGTGGTGGGACTGGTGCTCAAACTGTTAATCTCGCTACTGGTGGAACAGGTGCTAAAACTGTTCATATTGCTGATGGCGCGGCTGCTAATGTGGTAACTGTTGGTTCTACTACTGCTGCTTCAACTCTAACGCTTAATACTCCAACAGGAACACAAGTTGTTGCTGCAAATGGACTTGTTGCGACTGTAGGTAATATAACCGCAACAAATGGTAACGTAGTTCTTTCTACTGCGGCTACATTTGTACAGCTTCCTGGGCCAATTAAGATTATGTCAGGCGCTGGTGCTCCGGCTGGTGGATTAGCTGCAGAAGCTGGTGATCTCTATATAAATACTACTGGTTCTACTACTGCTACTCGTCTATACATAGCAACTGGAGCGGGTGCGTGGACGTATATAGCTTCTAACGCGTAATATCATTTCCTAAAAGCCCCCCTTTTAGGTCCTTTCCGCCCTAGCGTTTAGTCCGTTAGGGCGGTATGCTATACCCAAAACTTTCAAACAATTAGGAGTCTCATGGTTACTACTCAAATAGTTCAAATTACGATCACTAAAGGCGATTTAAACTTCGTATTCAATATGCCTGCTACTGCTACCTGGGGAACTGCAATCGATGCTACAAATGATCTTTTAGCGGCGGTTTGCGATATGGCAAAGCAAGCAATAGGTACCCAATCTCCAACTCCTGTTGAAGCAATTCCAGAGACTTCAGGAGATACTATCGTTATAGATCCAATTGTTGAAGGAACTCAGGATGGCAATTAATCGAGTAAAACCTTTACTACTGACCAGCATAGCTTCTTCTACCTTGGGAGCAGCCTATCTTCCTATCAATCCTAACGGAACTGAAGGTGCTGCATTCTTTCTTAGAATCTACAACGATACCAATCAAACAATAACGATTAGTTATGATGGCGTTAACGATCATGAACTTATGACTACAGGTACAATATACGATACTCCTACTACTCAGAACAATGCACTTCCAGCAGGAAAAGTAGCGCTATTTCCAGTGGGTCAGATTATATATGTTAAGGGAACCGCAGGAACTGGATCAGTATATCTTTCTGGCTTCTATCAACCTATAGGAGAATAGTATGGCAAGTGTAGCATTAGCTATTAGAATACAATTCGAGCCAGTACGATCATTAGGATTTGCTTCTATTGGCGCGGGATATATGGGTGTAGGAACTGCTATTAGCAATCCTGCTCGTCAGTTCTTTATACAGAATCTTACTGATGTAACGCTCATGTTCTCATTTGATGGAATACACGATCATTTCCCATTGCCAACCAATGGATTCCTTCTTGATGATATAACGAGCAATAAGACACAACTTGGTGGATTCTATCTTGCTGAGGGAACTCGTTTGTATGTGAAAGAAATTGGAGCCCCTTCAACTGGTTCTGTTTATTTCAGTATCATGTATGGCAGTGACGTTTAAAAAATTGGAGATAGTATGTCGTTTGGGCCGAAGCAAACTTTACAAGAAGGTTTTGAAAAATTCGTTGTAAAGAATCCCGAAGGATGTTGGGAGTGGAAAGGCTGCAGGCCTAAAAATCCTGGTTATGGTCAATTCCGTCATGGATCAAAGTTAGAGCGTGCTCATAGAGCGTCATGGATGATTCATTTTGGAGATATACCTAAGGGAATATTTGTATTACATAAATGTGATAACCATGAATGTTCTAATCCCGAGCATTTATTTTTAGGAACTAATTTAGATAATATAAAAGATATGTTATCTAAAAATAGACATCCCACTATTGGTAAAAAAGGAAATAATCTTGGAAAGAGATTAAATGAGGATCAAGTTAGAGAAATAAGAAAACTTGGATCAGAAAAAAATATCTCTGCTAAAGAAATGGCCACTTTGTTTAAAGTTAATCCAGTTACAATCAGAGAAATTTTAAGAATAAATTCTTGGAAGGATTTACAATGAGCCAAAGCGGCAGTTTTTTTAAACAAACAATAATCCCACCTGGAACCTATGTAGAGACCTTAACTGGTGACCTAGGAGGTCCAATAGCCCCAGATGGTGCGGGTAATATTAATGTCATAGCGGGAGTATCTACTTTAAATAGTGGCTCTTCGGTTGATATCACTGGAATAGGCCATACTTTAACGCTCAATGTTACCGATGCGTTGGGTAATACAATTATTGGTCTTGATTCTGGTAATCCATCTCTGGCAGGAAATAACTCAACAGGACTAGGATTCGATGTTTTACCCAATCTATTGACGGGTAATGGAAATTTGGCACTAGGATATCAATCCGGCTCAAACTACACTGGCAGTGAAAGCAATAATATCTTGCTCTCTAATGCAGGGGTGTTGGGTGAATCAGGAGTTACTAGAATAGGTACGGCTCAAACAGCATTCTATGCTGTTGGTATCGATGATGTGGCACTTACTACTGCAAATGTTGTTACTGAATCAGGGAATCAACTTGGAACTGCGGTGATAACTGCGGGAACTAATATCACTATTGATGCTGCATCAATGCCAAACCAAATCATTATCAATAGTACAGGCGGTGGTGGGGATGTAACAATAACTACTGATGATGCCAATGTTCAAACAGGCCCGGCATTCAATCTTTTAGCAGACAGCCCATTATTACATAACGGATCAACCGTAAACTTTACGGGCGATGGCGCAACGAACATGTATTTCAATACTACCGATTCGAGTGCGAATATTATCATTGGTCTGAATGCAGGTAATACGTCTCTTTTGGGGGATGGTGCGTCATACAACACCTCTGTAGGTGCTGGAAATATGCAGCCATTAACTACGGGTTCTGAAAATTGTGCGTTTGGGTATGGAGCCCTGAATAACGCCAATACTTCTATTGACTGCGTAGCCGTTGGATTTGAATCCATGATCACTGATACGGCCTCATTAGCAACAATTGCAGTAGGTCCACAAGCGTTGTATCAAATCAACGGCGCTGATTACACGATTGGAATTGGGTACCAAGCTGGTGCTAACTATACAAGTACAGAATCCAATAACATCGTCATCAATGCACTATCTACTACTGTTACGGGTGAACAAAACACCTGCAGGATTGGGGATGGCACAGGGACTGGGCAACAGCAGCTTCAAGCTACTTATATATCTGGTATTGATGGCGTAGCTCTTACTACTGCAAATGTAGTTACTGAAGCAGGAAACCAGCTAGGAACTGCGGTCATTACAGCGGGCTCTGGCATATCAGTAACGCCAGGCGCTAATACGATTACTATTGCTGCCACTGGCGGTGGAGCTGGTACTATAACTGGTAATGATGGTACTCCAGAAGCACAAGTAGCAGGGAATTGGAATATTCTTACAGCTAACTCTAATATAGGATTTGTAGGAAGCGCAGGAACTGAAACTTTGGATTTCATTGGAGATGCTAATGCGAATATAATTTTGGGATCTCTGAGTTATCCTAGTACTCTTACTGGTTCTGACAATACAGGGCTTGGATTTGAATCTCTTATTACATTGAACTCATCGTCTGGAAGTGGAAATACAGGCATAGGATCTTATTCATTTTCTAATATAAGCACTGAATCAGGAAATACGGGCGTAGGAGGTTGGTCGGGTCAGTTATTCTATCTAGGAGGCTCGTATAATACATGTATTGGCTATTATTCTGGCGGCGAAATAAGTGGTTTTGGAACCGGATCTTACAATACATTTCTGGGTACTAATACAGCAAATAACTATAATAGCGCTGAGTCCAACAATATTCTTATAAATAGCCTAGGTGTAGTTGGTGAATCAAATGTATTGAGAATATGCGATTCGGCTAATACATCTACAGGAACACCATTATCTGCAACCTATATCGGTGGTATTGATGGTGTTGCGCTGACAACAGCGAACGTAGTAACAGAAGTAGGAGATCATCTTGGAACTGCTGTTCTAACTGCTGGTGCTGGTATTAGCATTGATGCTGCCTCAACGCCCAATCAGATTATTATTACTAATACTGGTGGTGGCGGTGGCATTACGACCATTAATGGCGATACAGGTAACACTGGAGCGTCAACTACACCAACGATATATGCTGATAATGCAGCACTAAATTGTGGCAGCACAGTTTTATTTGTAGGAGATAATGCTTCTACACTAACGCTCAATGTTACCGATGCGTTGGGTAACGTGATTATTGGTCTTGATTCTGGTAATGCGACAATTACAGGCACAGATAACACAATAATCGGACCCCATAGTGGTGGCGCATTAACTTCCGGGGTAAATAATACTCAAATTGGGGGTTATGGAATGCCATCTCTGACCTCTGGATCTTTTAATTTTGGCGCAGGGGCTGCTTTTTATTCTCTAACTACAGGCAGTAATAATTTCGGACTAGGTCAAAATACTCTTTTTGGATTAGTAAGTGGTGATTTTAACACTTGTGTAGGTGTAAATTCTGGGTATAGCTATACTTCAAATGAATCATCCAATATTATTTTTGGCGGCAATCAAGGATTTGCAGGAGACCAAAATACCCTAAGGATTGGTAATGGTACCGGATCTTCTCCTACCCAATTATCTCGCGCATTTATCTCTGGCATTGATGGAGTTGCTCTCACTACTGCAAATGTTGTAACAGAATCCGGAGATCAACTAGGTACGGCTGTTTTGACTGCGGGAACTGGTATAAGTATTACTCCAGGCGCTAATACGATTACTATTGATAATACTTCTCCCGCATCAGGGATCACTATTGCATTCGACAATGCTCAATATACACAACAGACTCCTTTCCCTAATTGTATTATAGATTTTGGAGATACGGGGGGAGCCCGAGGTTATAACGTAGGATTCGGTTCTTCGCCAAACTTCAATATTAATGTTAATGGAAGATTGAATACATTTCTGGGCTATAATGCTATGAATGCGGCAGGAAATGGTGATGGAAATGTCGCTATAGGGGCCGATGCATTATCAAATTTAGCAACTACAGGTTATGCAAATGTTGCTATTGGGATAGGAGCTGGTCAGAGTTACACAACTACAGAATATTATAATATATGCATAAATAACCCAGGAGTAATTGGTGATCAAACAACTACGCGAATAGGTGCTCTTAATTCTCAAACAGCTTGTTATATTAGCGGAATAACCGGTGTGAATGTTTCCGGCGCAGCGGTATTTGTTACTGGAGGAGACCAATTAGGGATTGTTGTATCGTCTCGCAAGTACAAAGACAATATCGAAGATATGGGATCAAAGAGCGAAGATATCTATAAGCTCAGGCCAACTACATTTACCTACAAAGAATCAACTGATACACGTTATGGCCTCATTGCTGAAGAAGTGGCTGAAGTGTTTCCTAATTTGGTTGTTTATGATCAGTCTGGTGATCCACAGACCGTTATGTACCATGAATTGCCTTCATTATTACTCAATGAAATTCAGAAGTTAAGAAAAGAAATTGATGAACTCAAAAAGGAGAGAATATGTCAAACGCCTTAAGTGGAAAATCGTCATTAGCCTATCAAGGGACTAATGCGCCTACTCCTCCTAATTTATTCTTCTACCCACGGGCCCCTACTCCTCAGAACTATACAGGTTTTGAGATTGGGGACTTCTGGGTCTACAGAGTCTCTCAAGTAAGCAACATGAATCAGCTCTGGGTTCTTATGGGCAAAGCAGGCAATGTAGCCAATTGGGTATTACTATCCAATAGCATAGGGGCATTGCTTGGTCTTACCGGAAATACTGGCGGACTTGTAGGGCCAACACTCGGAAACATTAATATCGTTGGAACTGGTGATATTTCAGTGGCTGGTAATCCAGGAACTTCTACTCTTACTATTAGTCTTGCAGGCGCTGGAAATATCGTCAGTACACTGACGGGTAACTCCGGTGGGGCGGTATCTCCATCAGCAGGTAATATCAATGTTATTGGTGACGGTGTTGGTATAACTATTGCTGGTAATCCGGGAACTCATACACTGACCGCTTCTTTAGTAGGTGGTGGTGAGGCTGCTCAATCATTTATTACTTCTCCTGCTACAGGTACTGCTACTCCTAATGCTGGTGTTCTGACATTTGCAGGGACCGGTGGTATAACTACTTCAGCTGCTGGTCATACGGTAACTATTACTGGATCTGGAGGAACGTTAACGTCGCTTACTACAAGTACTGATGGGAATGTAGTCACTCCAACCGCAGGAAATATTAACCTTCAGGCTGGAACCAATACGACTATTACAGGAACAGTAGGACCAAATACAGTAACTATTAATGTTCCTGGTGGCGCCACAAGAGTCAATTTCTTGGCTTATCTTAATACAATGGTTTCAAATGTAACAGGTGATGGCACTAATTACCGTGTGATATTTGATACTGCTACAGTAAATACTGGTGGAGGTTATAGTACAGGAACAGGTATCTTTACTGCACCAGTAACCGGAGTATATATCTTCTCTACTGGAACGACGCTTACCAATTTGAATAATGCTTCATTTACTGAATCCGGAATGTACATAAGTCAATTTGGTACAACACCATTCGTTATGTCTGATCTGAATATTTTTGCAGTTCAAGATGCAGTATCTAATAAATACACTATGAATGGAACGGTTATATTACCTTTAACAGCTGGTCAAACTGCATCTGTATTTGTATATGTATCAGGTGTATCAAAGACTGTTGGCGTTGATGGATTAATTGCAACGAATAGGCAGTCTTGGTTTAGTGGATCATTATTGATATAACTATTTATCATCAAAACGCCCCTCTCTCCTCGAAGGAAGGAGAAAGGGGTTGTTTAAGACCCAGTATTTCTACTGGAAGCAGCGCCTAACCATAGGGCTAATCTGTAAAATCTTCACCAAATAGTTGGTTAAAGATATCTTCTGTGTATTCATCGAATTTATCATCTTCGAACGTTCCCATCAATTGCCAATCGGGATTGTTTGCATCATGAGAGAATTGAACATATAGATCGAATTTAGTGGCATTCACTACTTTACATGGAGTACCAAATGGATATTGATCAAACTTATTGGGTATACCCCATCGTGTGATAATATTATTAGTCATATAGCTCTCTCCTTGTTCTACCGATGTATTTAGTAATACTACGAACAACATTAACTTAATCATTATTACTCCTCTATCCAATTTAATTCTTGCTCATCATAAAATAAGCATATTTCCTGTTGTACACTTTCCAAAGCAGCTATTCGTTCATGATTAATGTGCAATAGTGTAATGACCAGCATGAGTATCACGCATAACATTATCTTAAACACAATATTCAACCACTCATGCAATGTCATTGATTACTTTCACCTACAGGCTTTCCTACTTTTACTAATAGAATTATTTGTTATTACGAAGATGTTTTATCTCACGTATTCTTTTCATCGATGCATGGTATTTACTCTTAGGGAGATCTGCCAGATTCTGAATTTTCAATCCATCAAGAATCATTTCTGCAATATCGCTATATTCAGCAAGTTCCATCTCCATTTCTTCAAGTTGATCTTTACTGATAGTCTCAGCAGTTTCTTCTCGAGGATTATATTTTGTATTTAGAGCGACGCCCTTAGCGAATGTATCTCTATGTACTGCAACGCTTGCTTCTCCATCGTCATCTTCATCGCCAACAACTACGCCAACCAACGATACATAGCACATGCGCTTCATATATGTGACCGTAGAAGACAAACTTTGTATATCGTTCTTTGGCGGTACTATGCGAACTTTAGACTGCATCCATTCGCCAGAATTATGCATCATCTTAGTGGTAAGCCACTGACCCTCATCGTTATTCGTGATTATCTGGACGATCGACAAACCATTCTTAGTCAAAGCTGGTCTAGATGCCTGAACCACCGACATCAAATCAGCATAAGCACTTTTAAAGTAGGGATTACTTTTGTTCTGACTGGCGACATCAAACTCAGACTGTGCTTTTGCTAAAGCAGTAGCAAGCTCTTTAATATCAGCAGATGAATTTGCCTCAGGAGAGATGATCTTGCTGTCGCTCATAGCTTGGATCTTCTTTAAAAGATCGTTGATCATATCCTGAATTCTTATTAGTTCTTGTGTTTCCATTATCTACCTAACTAATTTTATAATAACAGTCGCTATACTCACAATGGAAGCCATAATACACGCTCCCAAGAGAATTCCAACAAGAGGATTCGGCTCTTCATAATTTTTGATAGCCTCTTCATACTTATGTGTTAATTTAATTAAGATCTTGCTCTTATCTTTCATCTGCAGAGTGGCAGATTTCAAATCATTGAGAACATCTCGGATCTCTTGATCGTGCTGATTAAAGCAATCACATTTCTTCATCCCAATTTCCTCTTCAACTTTGCGTCCTCAACCTTATCCATAGCTTCCCAGTCAATAAACTCATATAAACAATCCATCGAGCAGAATCTCACATTCTTCTTAGGATTGTCGTGAAAATTGCCAGATCCCTCGAATTCTTCATAACATTGGCTGCAGCGTTTAATCTTGTCCATTATTCTTCCAATCCTATTTTTTTAGCGTTTTCTTCAGAAATGTGATGTATATAAGAACGCTGATCAATGTCCATAGGATCATTAAAAACAGCATGTCTTATATACCATTTTTCTGACTTACCAGTAAGATCTTGGCATGGGCCCACTATGTATTTTCCAGTTTTTTGAATATCGTAACAGTAGATACAGGACTTTGTATTATCAAAAGAAGGAAAATCCGCAGCTTTCTTGTTATTCAAAACTTACAATGAATCTTTAGGAAATCTAATGTTTTTTGTATGTTTTTTGTTAGCGTACTGAACTGTCTCATTAATGATCTTGAACCTTGAGGTGCTAATTTTTTAGCAACGATAATCATTAATTTAATGCGATTTTCTAAGTCAGCAAGATTAGCAAACCTTGGATCATTAATATTTCCATCAATATAGATCTTTTTCTGAGTGTCATTGAATTCTCTTATTAAAGTATCTATTTGTGCGAGAATATTTTTTAATTCTTTATCATCTTCTCGTTTATTATTCATCGCTTCAGCTATTGCCGTTTTCAGACTTTCTGGTGACGATATATCTTTGGCTGTTAATTCTGTTTCTTTGTCATTGTATAGTATTGCAAATTTCATCGGCACCCCTTGTGTTTGTTTCGGATTTTCAATATCAGATTGATCAGTGTCATATTCTCCAAAACACCAATTACAATTTTTTATATTTTTCATACTAAATCCTTATATTTCGGATCTTTTGCCATTGCTGCAAATAATCCTTTTTTGAATTTTTTATGCATTGAACTAGCAACATTCTCTTCCAGCTCATCACTTTTTCTGTGCAAGAAATCTACATCTTCACAAAGTAATTTGTATGCTTTGACCACTTCATAAAATGATTTGTCGATACCAGGCTGAGTAAGATTCATTTCTTTTAGATATCCAGCATCTTCTAAGCTATTTTTTAAAGATAGAATTGCTTGGCTTATTGGATCCATTGTGCAGTAAGTTTTCTTTTCCATTGTTCGTTCCCTTCGTTGAACTATTTATATACATATAATATAACATAAACATCTAATATTGCAAACTAATTATCATTATGTTATACTAGAAACATATAACATTGTATGGAGATAGATATGGACAAAGAGAAACTAGAAGATCTGGTCGCGAGGCTGGAGAACATCCGGGTTGAATTCCCGATGCGTCAGCAGGAGTTAGCTGATGCTATAGGTATAGGATTGCCTACCTTAATGAGATTCCTGCGTAAGATTAATAATGGAGCCAGAGATATAACTCTGCTCAGGATAGAGAAGTTTATTCGTGATAGGGAGAAGCAATGAAACAATTGATATTGATAATACACTTGATGAGCGGACAGATATTTGAAGTGACAGATACGCTTGCAGTTGGTCGCATGAATAATAATGTGAATAGATTCAGCACTACATTCTTCCAGGGAGCAGCCAAGGTCAATGTAGGAGACAAGTATGTCTACATGAATATGGCAAATGTTGAGTATATAGAAGAGAGATGGATTGATGTCTTTGATCCTAGGCTCTTAGATGAACTGAGTCGATCGAGATCAGAGGGGATAATAGATATGCCTCAAGAAGGTGATTCGTTGTCTATGGAGCAAGTATGATCTTACACTGTGATTACTGTGGCTTTGATAGAGAGATTGTGTTTAGTCATGAGCTTATTGATGGTATAAAGCATATCTGCAAAGAGTGCTATTACAAGATGCATGAATGTTACAATCAGATCATAGAAGATAGAAAGAAAGAGCTTGAGGAAGAAGAATGATGATATTAAATGAATTTATTGAACAAGCTACGGAACAAGCGTGAGAGACAAATATATTATTTCTGTCAAATTTAAAAATGGATCAACTTATAGTGAAGGAACTTCGTCTATTTTAGATTGGGATGAGCTATGGAGTGAAATGCTTGATGATAGACATAATTATATTTCTATAGGAAGTATTGATATAGATGGGTCCAACAGTAGACGAAAAAGTGTTATAAAAAAAGATGAAATTAGTTGTGTATATGTTGATCACCGTAAGATATCTGAAGATGAATCAATTGATGAATTAGGTATTTCTTGTCGATCATTCAATTGCTTGAATTCGGCAGGCATAAAAACAATAAAAGACTTACTTCAATATTCAGAGGAAGATTTACTTCAAATAAAGAACTATGGTAGTGCATCAATTAGAAAAACGATGCAACAATTGCAGAAATATGGATACGAATTAAAGAGGAAGTGAAAGTATGAAATGGATAAAGATATCGGATCGATTTCCTGATAAGGATTGTGAAGTATTGTTGTGGGGATCATCGGCATACATTGGAGATATTCTTATTTGCGATGGTGGGCCTATGATGGCTATTTATGTAAAAGGGAATGACTATTTTAGATGGGGTAACGGTGATAATAAACCAGAAGATGATATTGTAGATATTGATTCTGTATCTCATTGGATGGATGCTGCTGAGATTCCTGCCCCAGATTGACCCATACCTGTAAAACAGATACAATAACAGCTAAACGACTTGAAATAAAAAAAAGACCACCATTTCTGGCGGTCTCAATTTTTTGCTCTGTTCCCCTACAAACGGACTGAGCTTTTAGATTAAAAAGAACCCGTTATTTAGACGAGCTCTTTTTAGTACTAATTAAATTTGCATCGAAACAAAATAATTAATTAAGTAAAGGTAATTCTACATGAACCTGACAGTAAGTCAACAACAAATTTCACAAAATCCCTTATCCAAAAGGGTTATAGGTAGAATTAATTACAATTCTGCTTCTGATTTGGTTAATTACAGGTTCAAACTCTCTAAAACCAACAGACTTATCTTCGACTATATTACGTCGTTTAAGAAAAAAGATTTCATTAAACTCAGAAGAAAGACCATCGCTACTGCGGTAGGATGCTCTACTAAGTCGGTTACTCGCGCACTTGCGTTATTTGATGTTGATGGTGTTATTGCCAAACATAGACCCTTCCACCAGTCCCCTAACATTCTGACTCTAACTCCCCAACTTGTTAGGGGACCTCAAGCATTTTCTTTATGGATGAGTAAATTGTCTGATAGTAACAAAGAGATGGTATTTTATCAGAGCGCGTATCGCAATTTGAAAGGTGAAATCGTTCCCTTAAAAATTGAAAATGTCCCTACATATACTAAGAAGAGTAATAATAATAAATATATATATAACACTACTACTACTACTACAAAGATTACTTACATTAGTAAGAGGGATGAGTCCTTTCAAAATCAAGCTCCAAAGAGAAACACTCAAAAAGGAGGAGTAGGAGTAGTAGAGAAGAATAAAAAAAGAAAAGAGAACGTAGTGTTGAACGAAACTAGTAGAAACTTCCTGATCAGAAGTCAAAATAACCCCAATGCAAGACAAGTGTTAGATAATCCTGAGATAAAATCTGCGCTGTATACGCCTTTGATATTGGATATCCAACAGACCCTAAAAATGGAAGACCGTGAGATTCTTCAGCTTATGGCTATTCCTGAAGAAGCGTTAGCGCATACTCTTGCTATTGCTAAACGTATGATTTCTGGTGCTTTACCTATTACTACTCCTATCGATGACAGTTTTAATTGGTTCATTGGTGTGTCCCTGAATAAATGCAAGGCCATCGGTGAGACCATGGACAGACCATTCTACCAAGCGCTTTGCAAGATTATGGATGTTACTCCAGTTGTTGCTGGTGAAAACCCTAGACCCTTGAAGAAGAATGCCAAACCACGCAATGAAGGCGGTCATAGTCCAGCAGTCCAAGCTCCAAAAATGAGCGACAACGAACGAATTGGGTTCCTGGTTAAGGAGATTGCAGCGTTCAAAGAAAAGATCGCTAATCCTGAGAAATACTTCCTTGGTAAAGTTAGGATTGAAGAAAGTCTAGAAGTTGGACGATCGTTCCTTGCTGAAAGGGAACAGGAATTAGCTGACTTACTTAATCCTCCTGCTAAACTAGGCGTCAACAAATCAGATAAAGATATGACCCCAGAAGAATGGTTGATCTGGAATAGAGAGTGCAAAATACAACGTTTGAAGGAACAGAAACTATGTGGATCGATTTAGATAATATACGCAATGCAACTATTACTTCGGACGAATGGGTAGACCTAGTAAACATCATGGCTCAAGCAAAAGAAATGACCGATAAAGACTACGATCGACTTCCCGGAATGAAAGAATGGGTAGAAGAAGTAAGAAAGATCACGAAGGAAAATTACCAAGTAAACTCGGAATTTAAATCCGAATCTGCATGAATGAGAGAGTAATGAACAAACACGACAAATGGATCGCGAAGAATCTTGATTGGAGTATTAGGGATCATTCAATTATGCCTGATAAGATAATACCAACTCCAAAGCGTGACATGGAACGCATAAAGCCAAGAGAAAAGAAGATCAAGCAACCAAAGCAAGATATAATATACAAGAAGCTTGATGAAGTATGGAACCCTTTGAAGGATTGGAGACCACATGCGAAGCAAAACATACAAAGTAGAGATGACACCAATACCCCTGCGAAGAGCACGCATCAATAATCAACGCTTTTATGATACTCAAGTTAAAGATAAGATCACTTTCGGATTATACCTCATCCAACAACATGGCTCTGCCCCTATATTCACCAAGCCATTACAGATAGACATTACTTTCTATATGAGAACTGGACAGCAGAAAGCAAAAATGGCAAAAACTCATCATGATTCAGTTCCTGACCTTGATAATTTAATCAAGTTTGCTCTCGATGCAATCGTTGATACAAACACAATCTTGACAGATGATCGCATCATTTCTATCATTAACGCAAAAAAGGTATACGACTCTTTTCCCAGAACTGAGTTCACAATAACGGAGTTAGAATAGCGTGGCAAAGCCAAAAAAAACCACTAAGACTATAGAAAGAATTGACGTACTGTCAAATACACGTACCTGGTTAGATTTCATGAATAATGATGCTGTTCTTATCTCTCCTGAAAAGGATTCTTATCGAAAAAGACTCGGCCTAACAATGCTTACTTGGGCTCAACAAGAAACTTCTTTAGAGCTTGTTGATTTCGCTTTAGAGATGAAAATGCGTCGACAGAATCTTTCAGATTGGGCAGATAAATATCCTGATTTCAGAGAAGTGTACGATACTGTAAAGCTTATGATTGGCTCTCGACGTCGCAAGGGTGCACTAACCCGTAAGTTCGATAAAGATGTTGTATTTAAGGATGATCATATATACGATCCTGAACGACATGAACTTAATCAATACTGGAATAACATGAAGAAGGATGTAGCAGCTGCTGAGAGTAAGCCTGCTATTGTTCTTGATAATCTCGTCACCGAATCTGGTGAACGAATATACCCTAAGAAACATGAACCCGAACCAAAGCCAGATTGATGAACTCAAGGGATTCTTGGCCCGATGGGATAAAGACCCTTTAAGAGATTCAGTACTTCGTGATGTACTCAAGATGATTAAGATTCTTGAAACAGGTGTACAAAATTATGATTTCTGGAAAGATTATCCCAAAGAGTTTGAGCCTGATACTAAGAACTGGCGCATATGCCAATGCGATGAAGGCAATATCGGTAATAATACATTATTTAGAAAACACAGACATAGAATCCCAAGAACACTTGAACAAGCAATAAAGGAACTAAATGAATAACACAGATATCCTACGATTCATACTCGCAAGAGGCTTTGATCATCTATCAGCGATAGCAACTGCAATAAAGAAGATAGATGAAGAGCCAGAAGATACTCCTTCTAAGAGACAAAGGCTATCGTCATTGACTATGACCTTTGGAGCTATTAATGATATATTACATCCCTCCTACTCCTCTATAAAAGATATTTTCCCCGAGCATGAACTACTTGAGTTCATAAAGAATCTAGAAGCATCGCATGAAGATGCGGTTAAGCAGACGCTGTTTCCACCCTGTCAGTGCCCAAACTGTAGACAACCAGAAGTTCTTGATGCGACACTAGTGGAGAACAAGTAAACTTTAAGGAGTAACGATGAAACGAGCACTAGTGTTTTTTATGACCTTACCACTATCAGCAATGAATCAAGTTACTCCTGTAGATCAAGCAGCAGAACAAGCATATACAACATTCTTTCGTAGAGATGAGTCTACGCATACTTCTTTAATCAAGCCTTACATAGCACAAGTCATGGACGAAGTACGCAAATCTTCCCCACCACACGACGATGATTCTATAGTTGATAAGTTAGAACGAGGACAACTCAATCTTCGATCTGAGAAGGACTCTGAGCAACTTACAAACATAATCATCAGAGCTATGGATAAATCATTTGAGCATCAACGTCTTGAAGATGATAAGAAGATAAGCAAGAAAGTCTCAGCGTATATAGCAGCAGCAGCAACATTGATATCAGCAGGCGTAACACTGACCATATTCTTAGTGAGTCATAAATGAATCTACGACCAGAAACACAGATAAGACTTAATGCATTCAGACCTCGAGAGTATCAGAAGGAATTCTGTAGAGTCTTTGAAGAGAATAAACTTAAACGATTCCTACTTATATGGCCACGACGATCAGGCAAGGATATATGTGCGCTGGCAATGATGGTGAGAGCAGCATTAAGGCGCGTAGGAACCTACTTTTATATCTTTCCTACATTCACATCAGGCCGCAGAATCTTATGGGATGCCATTGATATTCAAGGCAATCGCATCATGTATAAATACATTCCTGAAGAGATAATCGAATCTCGTAATGAGCAGCAGATGCGTATCAGACTGACTAATGGTTCACAGATACTCATTTTAGGATCAGATAACTACGATACCGCTATTATCGGTACTAACGCAGTAGGCATGATCTTCTCGGAATATGCCCTTCAGGATTCTATGGCTTGGTCTCTATCAATACCTATTCTCAATGCCTCGGCAGGTTGGGCTCTGTTCGTATCAACACCACGTGGTAAGAACCACTTATGGTCTCTTTATAATGTTGCTGAAAACAATCCTAATTGGTTTTGCCAGAAACTATCCCTTGATGATACTTGTCACGTTCCCGTTGATGAGATAAGGCGTGAGATAGAAGAAGGACAGATGTCTGAAGATCTGGTTCAACAAGAATTCTACTGCTCCTTTGATCTTGGTGTTGAAGGTTCCTTTTATAGTAAGCATATGGATAATCTTCGTCTAAAGAGTCAGATTACTTCAGTTCCATGGGAACCATACTTCCCTGTTTTTACCGCTTGGGACTTAGGTTTTAATGACCCGACGACGATCATCTTCGCGCAAAAAATTGGTCAAACGATACGCATTATAGATTGCTATGAGAACACAAAGAAAGGACTGGATCATTATGCGAAGATTGTTAAAGAGAAGCCATATACATACTCTAAGCACTTGGCACCGTTTGATATTGCTGTACACGATCTTGGTACTGGGATATCTCGTTGGAAAACGATGCATGACTTGGGAATCACCTTCATCAAGTACGATACAAAGCAGCCAAGCATCGAAGACGGAATTGAAGCAGTGCGACGAAACTTGCCAAAGATGTGGTTTGATGAAACCAACTGTAAGTCTCTTATAAAGTCTCTTGAGAATTATAGGCAAGAATTTGATGTGAAGCGTAAAATCTATAAAGACAATCCACTTCACGATTGGTCCAGCCATTGGTGCTTTACGGGCGATACAAAAGTATTGACACGTAGCGGAATGCGTCAGATAATAAACATTCAAGATAATGAAGAGATTCTTACGGCGAATGGATGGGAAAAATGTCTTGGCGCAAAGAATATGAGAAAGAATGTGAAGGTTATTCAAGTAGTCTTTGCAGATGGTGTCAAAGTGAGATGTACGCCGGATCATTTATTCTTGACGGAAAAAGGATGGATATCTGCACAGAACCTAGAGAATGGATCGATGATCCTGTCATCCAAGATGATGGATCACAAAGATATAACAATAAAAGATACAAACTGCATGGACAAAAGTATTATCTTAGAACCTATGGCGCAAGATTGCACCGTGAAGTTTGGATTACAGCCTATGGAGATATTCCATCAGGTTGTCATATTCATCACAAAGATAGTGATACCGAAAATAACAAACTTTCTAACTTGGTTTGCTTGCCTGCTGAAGAGCACAGAAAATTACCAAAGCCAAACTGTAAAGGCGTTAGTAAAAAGACAAGAGATGCTGCTATCAAATGGCATGGTAGTGATGCAGGAAGAAAATGGCATAGTGAGCATGCAAAAAGAATTAAAAGTTGGGAAAAACATGTCCGAGTTAAAGGAGAATGTTTGTTCTGCAGAAAAGAAACTATGCTTCTGCAAAGGGAAAACAATTCCCAGAAGTTCTGTCACCCAAACTGCAAAGCATCTTATGGTAGAAAGAATAGAAAAAGTAGACGGAATGCATGATGTATGGTGTATTTTAGTTCCTAATTCAGGACATTTCTCGTTGTCTAATGGTGCTATAGTTAGTAACTGCGATGCAATGCGATATCTCTGTGTTGGGTTACCTCGTGTAGAGAATACATCTAATCCTGAAGCGCTTGAACGCAGATACCAAGAGGCAATGGGACATCAATCATTTCCTGGTATATTCAGTGACGACTTGCCGAATTACTGAAAAGCGTTACTCTATTGATAATTCATATTACCAGACTCCTTCGTTGGGGTAATGTGTGTTATCATTTTCTACCCCAAAGTCACTGCTTGAACTTGGGGTAGTTTGTTTTATTGCCAATCCATCCAAAACATATAATATAGAGACATCTTTCCTCTTCTTGGGGGAATGATGTGTAAGTTTGCCTCTGACATTTATGGATTTCCATGCTGTCAGGGGCTTTTTTTTAGGAGAGATATGACTGAACATGGAATGAAAATAAACAATATCACTGAATCAATAACAGCTAATCTGTGGAATTTGCATCACTTTCTTAATATAGAGCTATCTCGCCCCGAGAAGTCATTCGATATAGAGTTCAATGGCCGCATGTTCAAATTCAATCCAGCATGGACGATAGAAGAAAAGCTGGAACAAGCTCAACTACGTAAAACTCTTATAACTGAGCTTATGCATGAAGCTATGATGAGTATGTTGAATACTATTCATGATGAAGAAGAATATGAGAAGGATCATTGGACATTCGTTCTTGCTCTTGTTAGAGGTGAAGACCCTCGCAATCATCAGTTTGAGATCATTAGTGAAGAAGTAGTGTCAAATCTTGATGAAGATGGTAAACCTATAACTTCCAAGCCGTTGAATGAAGAGAGTATCTTAGTGCAATGGCAGGATCAGAATAAGGGTATATTTCCAAGTCTTGAAGAAGAATTGAAGGAACAATATGAAAAGAATGCCAGCGAAACCGCTGAATGAGAGCTCTACATACATTGCCGGACAACGTGATAAGCGTAATCACAATGTTACCGAAAAGAAGGATCCTAATGATCCAAGGACTATGGAAGAATTAAGAGAACTTCCGTTTGAAGAATATTGGAAAGCGATTAAGCATAGATGCTTTCAAACTGAAGCATGGATCCGTGGTGAAGAATATCCTATGCCATTCAAGATTAGAATGCCTGAAGAAGGTGAGGTTCCTGATATTGAATTACATGCAACATCTTTCATGTCATCGGAAGAATTAGAATCTCAAGCGAAGATGGAACTAGAAAAGGAAAATGATGTCTGATTGGTTCAAATGGCTCAAAGAGCATTGCACAATAAAGCTTAAAGCTCCTATGAATGTCTCTAATCCTTTTACTCCTACTACTCAGGAAGATCCTCGCACAGTACAATCTATTAAGCGCACGCGAGCAGCATTCAAACAACAAGAAGTATCCATGAATATGAGAGCTATGAAAGCTCATGCAGCAGAATGCAATGATACATGGACATGTAGCGCAGAACCATGTTTTATCATTGAACCTGATAAGATTGTGAATGTTGAACAAGCATCTGAGAAAGAAGTAATGCGATTCAATAGTATTGCGAGCAAGAATAAGAGAATATTGCGCAGCATGAATAAGGCTCGACAAAAGAAGTCTTGATTTTAGCTTACCGCCATTCTACACTGTGGAAAATTACTTTTATAAGATAAAAGGGTGTAGAAGATGTTGTTTCCGCAATTAGGGCCCCAATATTGGGATGAAAAGGATAAGCCTATCCTTTCTCGTATGGAAGCTTTCTACGCAGAAGCCATTACTATAAATATGTCCTTCTGGGGTGAAGCCGATACTGATACTCGATTCGAAGTAGGCGATCAAACTCTATGGTCTGATCTTTATGGTAATCTTCCTGCTAACCGCAAGAGACAATTCAGTTTCAACCGTATCCGACGCGTAGTTAATATGATTGGCGGACATCAAAGACGTAATCGCAAATCTACCATTGTTACTCCTGTTGAGAATGGTGACGAAGAGACATCAGATCAATTCACAAAAGTGATGATGTGGTCGATGACTCAGGACAATGTCTTGCCCAAGATATCTGAAGCATTTCATGGTGCTCTAGTTACTGGGATGAATCTTCTTCAAGTGTGGATGGACTACAGATCAGATCCTGTTTCAGGAAATCTTAAAGTCGATGTTGTTCCCTATAACGGCTTTCTTATAGATCCTTATTTCCGTAAACGTGATCTTTCTGATTGTAATGCTTTATGGAAAAGATCATTCGTAACAAAACGTGAAGCAATATCTCTGCTACCCGCTAATACTGAAGAATTATTATCACTGGTTGGTAATGACTCAGGAACAGGACGAGATGGAAAGTTTCAATTCCTTCCTGAATCATACAACTATGGCTATAAGAATCTTCTCACGTACGATGAGTTCTATTATCGTGACTATCGGAATCAAAAGATGCTTGTTGATACCCAAACGGGTGAAACAATGGAGTGGAAGTCTGATGATGATGAAGCTCTAGAGATGTATCTTAAACAATTCCCTACTATAGAAGCGATCAATCAGGAAGTTCCGACTGTTAAACTAGCGATCGTTGTTCAGGGTAAAGTGATGTATCATGGTCCAAATCCAATGGGCATTGATCAGTATCCATTTGTCCCAGTTCTTGGTTATTACAATCCGCAAATGCCTTATTTTCCGTATCGCATACAGGGCGTTGTTCGTGGCTTGAGAGACGCTCAGTATTTGTACAACCGACGTCGTATCATTGAGCTTGATATACTTGAGTCTCAGATCAATTCTGGTTGGGTATATAAAGAGAACGCGCTTGTTAATCCGAAGGATATATTCCTTTCAGGTCAGGGTCGTGGTCTTGCGCTTAAAGACGAAGCTCAGATGACTGATGTTCAGAAGATACCTTCTCCTGGTATTGATCCTTCTATGATTCAGCTTTCAGAATTACTTGCTAAGGAAATACAGGAAGTTGCCGGTGTGAGCGATGAGCTTCTTGGCTTTGATAATAAAGATACGTTGTCTGGTTATCATGCAATGCTAAAGCAATCTGCTTCTACTACTACTTTACAGATACTCTTTGATCAACTTGATGAAGCGCAGAAGTTACTTGGTGATATCTATATAGATGCTATTCAGGCTAACTGGACTCCCGGCAAGATCAAGAAGATTCTTGAAGGTGAAGAGCCAACGCCGCAATTCTATAACAAAGCTTTCGGTAAGTATCATTCTGTTGTTGAAGAAGGTCTTAATACTGCTACTCAAAAGCAAATGCAATTTGGTCAGATGTTGCAATTGCATGAAGCAGGAGTTCAGATTACTCCAGAAGATCTCCTTGAAGCCGCTACTATACAGAACAAGAAGAAGATCGTTGCTAATGCTACTCAAATGAAACAGCAAGCGGCTCAAATGCAGCAGATGCAGATGCAATCAGCTCTTGAAGAAACTAAAGCTAGAACTGAATTGGCGTATGCTCGTGCAGAAGCTGATAAGGGTCTTGGTCTCGAACGTGAATCTCGTGTTCAAGAGAATGAAGCACTGGCGGTTGAGCGTAGAGCGCAAGCTGAGAAAGATAACGAAATTGCTTTACTTAACTTTGTGAAGGCGTTAAAAGAAATGGAGAGTATTGATATCAGTCATCTTAAGGATCTGGTAGCGATAAGCCAAAGCTTGAAAGCCGAACAGCGTGAAGCCAATATGGTAGATAGCGTTAAGAATAATGAGAATAGAGTAGAGCAGCCTTCTGATCCAGCAGCTAAGCAAGCACAACAACAAGAGAATCAGCAGGCAATGGCTCAAGAACAAATGAATCAAAACCCAGCTCAGAATGTATCTGGTCTGTAGTCGAGAGCAAACACTTGCAGCGCGAAAGCGGTCTGTAGTCAACTACAAAGGAGCCAATTATGGCAAGACATCATTCAAAACATGGTATGGATCCACGCCGACATCAAGAGATGAAGGATGCGGGAATGATACAAGAAGATCACTCAGCAACTGCTAATCTTCCTCAAGAAGTTAAGTATCATGCATGGCCTTCTTCAGATGAGTATCCTCGATATGGTCTTGACGATACTATCAAAGGTATCGACAAACAAGAATCAGAAGATGGTCGTATGGCTAAGAAGCATACTCAATTCGGAAAGTACTAATAATGCCTTTACCATTAGAATGAAAGGCATAAATATGTTATACTTTTACCATAGCAGAAGGAATTCGTATGGTAAGAGCGCAACAGAAACATGGATTGACGTCTAATGGTGTAAAGCATCCAATATATAAACTTAGAGAAAGATTGATGCAATATTGTTATTCCATAAAAGAAAACAATCGAAATTATCCTTACTACAAAGGTAAAGGTATTAAGGTTTGTGATGAATGGAAAAATGATATTCTTAAATTCTATCATTGGTGTTTAGATAATGGATGGAAGAAAGGTCTTAGCATTGATCGCATTGATTCGAATGGAAACTATGAACCGAGCAATTGCAGGTTCGTAACTAAAAGTGAAAATAGTATTAAAGCTCGATCGGAGAATAATCAATCGGGAAATAAAGCATCCTCTGCTAAATTATCCGATGATCAAGTTATGGCGATAAAACTATTGTTAAGACTTGGTTATAGTGTAAGCAGAATTGCTAATTTTTTTGGAATGGGTCTCTCTGCGATTTGGGCTATTAATAATAGAAAAACTTGGAAACATATAAAGGAGATTTGATGCCGGCAATGCCTAGAATAAGAGGTCGTGCAATGAAGATCGCGTTTGAAGTTCTAGGAACTCCTTCTAACTATCGTGAGAAGAAGACTAAGCTCCAGAAGCGAATCGATGAACGTCTCATGTATGAAAATACTCAACGAGTCCGCTAAAATGTGGCTGCGCTGATGCTGTTTTAAACTCGATGGCAGTTATCAGCGCAGCCGCTAAATATTTTAGGATGATTGAAATGGCTGAGAAAAAAGTAACTGTTGCTAAGGGTGTAAAAGTCACTCGCGGCAAAGAAGAAAAAATGCGTGAAAAGAAAGGTTCATCTAATGCTGGAAAGTATAAAGATGTTGAGCCTAAAGCATTTGCAGGCAAAGCTGGCGGAGCCTCTAAGTTCTCATTTCCAATTAATACTCTCGCTCGCGCTCGTAACGCTCTTGCACGTGCTCATTATGCACCAGATCCATCTGGCATCAGAGCAAAAGTGTACAAACGATTTCCAGAATTAAAGATGCGTCATGAAAAACGTGAAGGTAAGTAGTATGAAAAAGCCATGTTCTAAATGTTCTAACTGTTCTTGTAAGAAAAAGTAAGGAAGCTCATGCCAAAATTAAAAAAAACTGCTCCAAAGAAAGCTAAACGTGCTCGCGTTAAACTTGAAATGGATAAATTCAAAGAAGGTGAATTGCATTCAGGCTCTAAAAAAGGCCCTATTGTAAAGAATCCGAAGCAAGCAATCGCCATAAGTTTGAGCGAAGCTGGTGAATCTAAGAAGAAATCCAAGAAAGAAAAGAAGCACAAGAAAAAAAAGTAATCTCACTCTTAGCGGGGGTTTTTAATTCCTTTTTAGTTCCCCCGCTTTGCCTTTCGTGGCGAATTCAGTATCCTGATGCCAAATATACGATTCAAAAAGGCCTCTTATGACTAAAAAGAAGACAGTTGGCGCTATAGCCAGTGAATTACAAAAGCAAAACACCAATCCAATAGATCCCATCGAACTCCAACGTGCCACCGAACAAGAATATCTTGATAATCTGATATGGTGCGTAAAACACGCTAAGAAACAACTTGATTGCTCAGGCATAGAAAACCATGAAGCATGTAAAGATCGTCCTGCTATGGACGGAGATTTCTATATTGCGGCCCTTTTAAAGAAGGAAAAGCTTCTTGAGAATGTCTTACGTAATTATTTCGTGCCTACAATCGCTTGTCCTACTCCTCATTTTGATCAAACTGTGTATCGTTATAGTAAAGAAAAAGAAGATGTAGAGTTTCTATGGGTTATTCCTGATCAAGAGACCTGCGAGATATTCCACGCTAATAAAGATAAGATAGTTCCCGCAGAGCGCGGACTACTCGGTTATGTGTTGGCATATTACGATGGATCATTATTTAACATGGCTAAAAGATTTAACGGCGAAAGCCATTTTGCAGGATCTGCTTTAGAGAAATCAATAAAATAACTATAGAAGGAATTTAGTATGGCAGTAGGCAAAGCACTCAATAAAAAAGGTTATTATGCATCTGAAGGCGGCGGCGATATTGCAATGCCACCTTTAAATGAAACACCAGCAATTCAAAACGCGGCTCCCAATCCATGGGATAACGAATCTCATCAGCCTCAACAACAACAACATAATCCATTCACGGTTCCTGATGAGTTGCCTCAGGAAGTTAGACAAGAGATGCAATCTCAAGAGCAGCAATATGAAGAGCAAGAGCAGGAAGAGCAACAAGAAGTTCAAGAACAACCTCGTAAAGTATCTCCACAAGATAGCTTTAAGCAAGTTCGTGATGCTAAAGAGAAAGCTGAACGAGAACGTGATGCAATTCTTTCTCAAATGCTAGAAATGCAACAAAGAATGCAGGCACAGCAACAACATCAGCAACCAATACAAGATGGGCCAGAAGAAGAGGATGACTTCGATATCGATTCTGATGCTCTGGTAGAAGGCAAGCACGTCAAGAAGATGAATGCTGAGATGAAAGCAATGAAAAAGCAGATGCGACAATATCAAGCTCAGTCTGAAGAAGTAGCAGTCGAAGCAAGAATACGCGCTCAATACCCTGACTTTGAGAAAGTAGTATCGCCAGAAAATGTCGCTATTCTTAATGAACGATTCCCTGATATCGCTCAAACTCTTCGCAATACTCCAGATATCTATAACAAAGCAGCTTCTGCCTATACGGTGATAAAGAACTTCGGCATACATAAAGATCAGAAGATCGAGAATGATCGTGCTAGAGCGGTGGTTAATTCTCAAAAGCCTAGACCCTTAGCATCAGTTAATCCCACCCAAGGCGAAACTCCACTTACGCGTGCGAATGCGTTCGCCAATGGTATGACTGATGATCTTAAAGAGCAGCTGCGTAGGGAAATGTTCCAAGCCCGTAAGGCTATGTAATGATTGAAAACTTATGTGAAAACTGTTTCTATAACGGCAGCGTATTTGAATTATGCGAATTTCATCGTTTACACTTCAGTAAGAAGTTTAATCAACAATATGATGAATTCTATAAAGACTGCAAGACTGAATTACAAGTAGAACCTTGTATGGTTGCATTAGGAAGTAGTGGAATGATTCCTCCGGCTCTTAATGAATATACTGATTTTGATTCATCGGTATTTTTCAAAGAGAGATCTGATATTCCTGTTCCTGAAGGTTTTTCTAATGATATAGAACGCCTAAAAGGCTATATGCTTCAGCCTAAAGAGATAAAGCACATGCTGGATGCTCTCCATAATCCAGATCAAGCTTTAGCATCTTGGGAATTCGATAAGACTTTCAAGACTAAATACAGTCGAGATTCTGTCTTGAATGCATCATTCACAGAAGAATATGATATGGAAGTATTGGGCGAGATTCTTCAATTGCTTAAAAAAGTTAAGAAAGTAAAAAGGATTGAATAGTGATCGAGTGTAAAATTGGTCTTGGTATAATATGCAGACATAATAATGATAATGTCGTTATTTATGTAGAAGAATGTACCTGTTGCCATAATCCATTCACATCAGAGATTATTGTTAAATTTTGTCCCGAATGCGGATATGAATCAATCAAAAAAGAGGATTGAATAATGCTATTCCATTATGGTGATTGTGAAAAGAAGATTAAGAAATATGAACATCTATTGCATATAAAAGATGAGCAGATTGTAGATTTAGAGCTGCAAAAAGCACAGCTCATATATGAAATAGCATCTCTAAAACAGCGCGAGGAGCAGCAATCCACAGTATTGGACAAAACTGATAGTCCAGTGATTGATCGGTCCAAGAAGAAAAAATAGTTGTCATCTCTCGACGACTTATACTATAGTGAAGGTAGCGCAATAGAAGATTCGCTACCTTCAATCTCAAAACCCCTCGAACGCAATATGAGACTTCGTTCACCTCAGGGCGCAATAAAGCTTCGCCACCTTATGTAATTTTTACCAATTATATAAAGGACTCGTATGTCTATTACTACTACTAGTTCGCTTCCAGCACCAGTTCAGCAAAGCTTTAGCTATAAGCTGCTCGCGGTTCCGGTTCCGAACATGATCCACAAGATTCCTGCCATGTTGAAGAACATGCCAAGAAACGGTGGTACAACTCTACGTATGCGTAGATACAATCCGTTAAACGTTGCAATGGTTCCATTAGGAAATTCTGGCGTTCTACCTCCGGCTCAAAATCTAACAGCCGTTGATATCGATGCTAAGATCTCTTTTTACGGAACTTATGTAATTTTGAATGAGCAAGTCACGCTTGGATTGACAGCTGAGGCGTGAATAAACCGAAGGTGATTACTGGGAAAACCTAAACCTCCTCTAGCAATTGAGGCATGGCAACCCGAGGCAAGTGTCCACTATGTTTATAGGAATGAATACGAATATGAAGACTGCGCATTTCATCCATAAGAGATTGACGAAGAACTCTAACTTCATAAGGAAGTATAGAGACTCCTTGTTGTCCTTTTATAGCACCATTTTTGGTGTATGTTGCGCGCATTTTGAGCATTATTTCTGCTTGTCTCTTCTTAGAAATAAGATAGGGAAGTATGATTTCGCACAAATGAGTAAGTCTTTCTCCGCTAACAGTCCATACAAAGGCTTTTCTGCGTGGACGATCGGTCTTTTCTTTGCATTTATCGTTAACAAGTCCACCAAAAGTATCATGAAGCCACTTTATAAGAGCTTCATCGGTATTGGTAACTTGAATGTTGGTTTGATAGTAAGGAAGTTTAGTAATTGGATTACAAGAAAAGTTTCCAATATAAATACTACCTTCTCCGTCTATTATGCCAGCGAGATAAGCAAGATCTGTTTCTTTATATTCTTTCCGTCTGTATTGCAAGCGTTCGTTCATTACGACTCCGTTGTTATTGAATGTACCACTACAATACATAATAACATATTTGATGTACAGCCGCAACGACTAAGCCCTTTGGCCTATAGAAATGTAGGATGCGATAGTCTGAACCCTTTCGAAAGACTGGGAGTGGGGAATAACAAGATCCACCGCTTATTTATTACAATAAGTCATAAAAGTAACAGTAATATAGAAATATTAATTTCTATTAGTCAGAATCAAGATCCGGTATTAAACGAATGCGCAGCACGTCTCGGCGTCTCACTTCGTCAAACAGAAGATCAACTTACACGTGATATGTTAGCTGGTACTGCCGCTTTCATTAACTGTGTTGGTGGTGTGAACGGCGACAATCCAACTGAATTAACACGTTCAGATGTTGATGATGTTATTCGTGCCCTTTTAGGGAACAACGCGTATACCATTCTTGATAACATCGAAGGTGATGATAAATTTGGTACAGCGCCTAAAATGAATGGGCGCTTTAAATTTTCTCTGATTGACTTGGAAACCGTAGTATACTGCTAAAAACAGTACAACCGGCAACAAGGGGCAAGAATGATCCAAATTTGTAAATTAGATGATTATAACATATGTGAACATAATTCGAATGGCGTTACTCTATTCATCGATTGTGATCCATGTATTTCAGAAATAATTATAAATTTTTGTCCAGTTTGTGGATTTCAGCCTGAACGACTAAGTGAGAAAACCTCGAAAGAGGATGCGATAGTCTGAACTGCGAAGGAAACTCGCAGAGGGAGATCCGAAGAGGTTTCCCCGCCTAGAAATAGGTCATAAAAGTAACAGAAATTGGTTCGTGATGCATATTTTGCGTTATGTCATACTGACTTAATTAAAGATATGGACAACGTTACTGGGTTCACGCAGAAGTCACAATATCCATCACCGATGAATGCATTGCGTTCAGAGTGGGGCGCAATTGGTAACTTACGTTTCCTAATTTCGTCTATTGGTTCTGTAAGTCTTAATGCATCATCTCTAGGCAATAATGTGTATAACATTTTTTGCGTAGGTATGGAGGCATATGCTTGCGTTGAACAAGATGGTTATTCAGCTCAGTTCATATATCGTCCGCCTATTTATGACAGCCCACTTGCGTTGAACGCATCTGTCGGTTATAAATTCGCAGAAGTTCCTCGGATCTTAAACGATCTATGGGTACTGAACTTACGTTGTACTTTAGCTTAAGGGAGATACTATGGACAATACTACAATAATTGGACAAGGTAGCTTCGTTGCATCATCTATCGGATTGGCTAACCCTAATCCAGGTCATGCTACAACAAGTAACTCTATTGCTGCATATATTCAGATTCCGTCAAATGCGGACTGGATGGTTGTTCGTAACTGGACTCAATTCGGTACTGCAAGTAGCGCAGGCGGCACGTACTTTAATGGTGTGGCAAATGCATACACAGGTGTTGAATATTACTGGCAACGTGGAATGGCTGCAGGCTCTGCTATAGCTAAATACTATAGTGCTGCTCAAGCTATTTCTGGTGACACTATTGTTTCTGGTGGTTTTACTTTGTATGATCCATCTGGACAATCACAAGGTGCTCAGCCGTTACTATCTGCTCCAGTAGCTACTACTGCTTCTACTAACGCAACGCGTCCTGTAGTAAGCACTGGTAATACTGCGGGTGTATCAGTTGGTACAGTCGTTCGTTTAAACTCAACAGCTCAAACAGACGTTAATGGTGTGGACTTTGTAGTTGGAGCAGTAACAGCTAATACTAACTTTACTCTTCTTACTGCAGGTAACGCATTAGCAACAGCTCCAGGCGCAATTGGTGGTGCTGGGTTCTATCGCATTGTTTACAATGGCAATAGCGCTCTGTTCTATCCGCGTTTACGCTATGTAACGAACATTACTCAAGCTGCTAACGCACAAGTAAGTACTTCAGTTGCTCATGGATTGACTCCTGGTCAAGAAGTTAGATTTAAAATACCTGCCACTTCTGGTATGACAGATCTTAATCCTCAACTTAACAACAATTACTTCCCAACTGCTTCTTCAGCGGCTGCGATAGTACAAACTGTGGTTGATGATTATAACTTCACGATCAATATCAATACCTCTGGGTATTCTGCATTTACTTGGCCTACGATTGCGCAAGAACCAACTGATTTCCCAACCGTAACTCCGTTTGGTGAAGACACTGCGACTTCGCTTTCTAGCAATACTGCACAAGTACCTACCATTGGTGGTGTACAGATCTTCAATACAAATACTGGTATTCTTGCTGACTCAACAGTCAACACAGGCTACTTAGGAATGGTATTGGGTATCGGTGGTGTTGGTACAGTTCTTACTACTCCTATCATTGGGCCTTCAGGTTCAATTGCATGGAGTGCGGGAAATGCTCCAACTGGTGATCTCATGTATTGGGTAGCTGGTAAATCAACGTACGGCGGACTATAATAGTCTCGTTGTATAAGAAACATTGGGGGAGGGAAACTTCCCCCTTTCAAGAGTAAATTTTAAGGAGTGACAATGGCACAATTAGAAGAACCAAAGAAAACAGTTTCTGAAAAAGAAGCGAATAAAGTGAACTTAGAATTTCAACGCAAACAAGATCGCACGCCTATTCGTGGCAAGTTTATCTTCCATGAAGTTCCAGGTGGCAAGATGGAATTCCCTTTCAGAAAATATAAAGGCGATCAGATGGAAAAGTTCTCATTCACTGATGGTGAAGTAGCAACGATTCCATTGGGAGTGTATAAGCATTTGAATACTAATTGCTGGTATCCCTCATATTCTTATAAGAGTGATGAAGCAGGTAGGCCAACAATGTCTATCAGTGAAAAAATAAGACGCTGCAGCTTCCAAAGCTTAGAGTTCTTAGATGTAGATGGTCTTTCAGGATCTGCTTTACCTAAGTAAGGTGTAACATGGCTTATCAGGCATACAAATTTCCCGTTTATCAACCTGCTATGAGAATCATTGCTAACGTTACCAATGCTAATCCAGCGGTTGTTACTACTACTTTCGCGCACCAGTATATTACTGGTACTACCGTGAGATTGAATTTTCCCCCTGGTTATGGCATGGAGCAAGCAAATCAATTGTTTGGGGAAATAGTGGTAACGGGCGCTACTACCTTTGCAATTCCTATAGATACTACTCTCTTTGATCCTTTTATGACTCCTGCAACATATCCAGATAATATGCAATATGCTCAATGCGTTCCATTTGCAGAAAACAACGGAATATTAAAAGCGGCTACTAACAACGCACTTCCTTATTCTGCAGTATGATGTTAGGATTTTAAAAAAGCTCTAGGAGATTGATATGCCAGCGACACCAACCGTAGTAACGTCTAATCTACAAACGATTCGTATCAAAGTTCGTCGTCTTACGCGTGCTTTGTCTCCATCGCAACTTTCTGATGCTGATATCGATGGTTATATTAATACATTCGTTCTTTATGATTTCCCTGAACATCTCAGGCTATTTAATTTACGCAAGACATTCACCTTTGTTACACAGCCATTTGTAGATTTCTATACCTCTTCTACGGATGTTAATAACCCTCTTTATGACTTCGTTAATCGCTATATTACTGTACATCAACCAGTTTATATCGCTGGATTTCAGGCATTATTTTCTGAATCAAGAGAGCAATTCTATTCTATTTATCCTAAGTTAAATAGCATAGCAAGCATCGGCGTAACAGGAGATAATGTCACGACCCAGTTTGCAGGTGTTATTAATAGCCAGCAGGCAAATATCCCACCAAATTTACAGCAAACAGTTACGTTATTGCAGGATAATGTCTTATTTAGCTCTATTGATTTGAATAATGCTGGATTAGCTATGGTTGATTTTCCTATTACCAATACTATCGGTAATCTGTATATTCCTGGTGGTGCTCCAACATCTACTACTGTTCAAGATCCAAATAACTACGTTAATTATCTGACTGGTCAGTTCGTAGTAACTTTCC